TGATACACGTTATCGTGATCTTCGTCTGGGTAGTATATCACTCCTGACGCTGTTTCTTGAATACCCGCGAACTCAAGCATCAATGATATTATTTTATCTTCATGCTGTTGCTCTAACGCATAATCATAATCATTAGATCTTTTAACCTCATCTATATCTTCCCACTGCACATACAGCGAACACGGAAAGCATATCGGGTTTCCGTTCAACTCAATAAGATTTTTCACATCATATATCTTGCTGCATATCGTACAGGTGCTGACAGTTTTTTCACTCATACATCGCGCCCTTTTGGGTTCCATATAGGGGATAGGTTTCCTATACCTATCCCTATATATATATAGGTAACTATAGGAAAGTAGGTAAGTTGGAACATTTTCAATGACTTAGACCCTAACTCTTAACTTGCTTACAGAAAAAATATGGACAGGTAAGTAAACCGATTTCATTATTATATTCAACAACTTACTACTTACCTACGTTTTACTTACCTATAGGTAACTAGGTAACAGGTAAGTAAAAGTTAACCTAAATTAAGTTAACCACACTATTTTCCACATGGTGCGCTAACAACGATAGACGCATCATCATACCTATGTTTTAGAACTTTAAACACTTCGTATTTTTTTTGATCAGCATCTCTTTTGCACTGTTCAAATGTTTTATATTGGCCTTGTGTCGCGCCCACAAAACACGGATTTACAGCTTCTCCTGTTCCATTAAAGACCACACAAGCGGCGACAATAAACTCATACATCCCACTTCGTCCTCTTCACACTGGCCTTCTTACGCAACTGTTCTTCTAGTTTAGCAGCCCAAGACGTTTTTAGCCTGTTCTTGACTGCTTGCTGCGCCTCTGTCACGACATCGTTTCTAATATTGCCCCTGCGCCTATCCATAACTTCTGGCACACGCAACGCCAAAATAATATCATCTCTTGATGGAACTCCCACTATACCCTCCTTGCTTCAATACGAACAATTTCACTGGTTCCGGGCCTCATGTGAAGATCTACATCCCAGTGGCACTTTACATCTGCTGTAGTAAGCCGAACAATTTCACTGCCATCTACTTCCACGACTCGCTTCTGCTGGTCAACAACGTAGTTATATCTTTCGCTGCACTGGCAGCCTAAAGAGATATCAGTCAGCGCATCTATCTTTTCCTTGATACGATCAAGCGCAACATCCTCGTCCATCAGGAAACGCAACTCTCTTAATCCCCAATACATTCTATTTTGTTCAGACATCAATCAACCCTCCTGTTTGATTTCTTTAGATTAACATTACGCAATACAACGTGTAAATTTTGGTGAATATGCAAACCCGAACCCTCTGCACCATCTTCTCCACGATATTTCAATGGAAATTTATGGTCAACGTGCCATGTATTTTTCCCGTCTCGCTTGTTTAAACGAATACGATCCGAATAAATTTTGTTGATTTCAAAGTGATTTGCCCAACGCGGCGTAGCTATTTTTTTGCGCTGCTCATAATCATATTTTTTATTAGACACACGCAAAGACTTTTGATGGATTTTTTTAAGATCAAAATCGTGCAACATATTAGACCGACTTGCCATCACAAAAAGCCTAGTATTAGCGTCAGCCTCTAGCTCGTCTTTTTTAATGCTATGAACAAGGTCATAATATTCTCGCTGTACTTTCATGTTCACTATAAAAACACGCTTATACAACTGCTTCTTGTCTGTGCGGACAAACAGCATTTCGCAACTGATATTGTGCGTATTACCATGAAAAGCACTACTATGCTCGTCTGTATCTTTTACAAGCATCTTGTAAAATACATCAGGCTCATCTCTCCCGACTTTTGATGACTCAACCAATCCACCAACCACTGGAATATATTCTTGATTGACGTTTTTGTTGATCTTTGAGCCTTCTTTTTTATGCGTTTTATAATTTGCATAATACTGATCATTAGCGACTACATATTGCTCAGGAAGATCGTTAAGCGCATCTCTGCGCTCAACAAACAAACGGACAATACGTTCATGCCCCTTGATATCCCTAGCGATTGTAGGTTTACCGCTTCTAGCCATCAGTCACACCGCCAACGGTATCACCGTCTCCGTCTGTGAACTCAACACATCCATTGAAGATAAGATCGTTAGGATCAAAACCGTAGCGCAACGCCATTTTGCCGATTTCATTTTCTTTGAACATCTGGCTTCCCTGACCGTCACTCCACCACAGACGATACCATTTTTCAGAACTGTGGCTCATAGATCGCTCCATCCATATACGCTTTATTTAATCGAGACCAATGCAACTCTAGCGCAGTGGCATCCTTGCCTTCCCACTTTGCATCATTAATCTCACTTGCAACACGCATCATTTCTGCGGTTAGACTTACCAGACGATCATCATGATCTGCATCTGGAAAAGCCGGATCAATTACTTCAAACATCACCGTCATCCTCTAACCACTTCGCACTATGCCAACCATGCCCACCAGTCATAAAGAACTCTTTGTGAACACGATCTTTAATCTCGACCATGCGGCGCGGGATACTAGCGTCAAACAATTCATACCCCTCGCAGTAATCACAATCGAACTCACGCAAAATGTTTACTGCCTCTAACAGCGCATCCATTTGTTTAGCTGAAAGCTTCTTTGATAAAGCCTTTACGTTCTTAATCCTTGTAGCTTCTTCAGCTTCTTTTTTTAATTCCCACGGTTGTTTCTTAGCCATTGTTACCTCGTTTTGTTTGTTAAGACATTATTACCTAAGCAATGATTGCAACTGATGTCAACCATTATTTGCATATTTTGCGTTTTTATATTCTTCTGTCATAGCCATATGCCTTGCGTCATGCAGATAGCTGTCATCAAGACCAAAATCCTGATACCCATTAAGAATAGACTTAAAATAACTATTTGGCGGCACACTGATGCCTGTATGGTTCATGCGATAGGTAAGCATTCCATTGATGTATACCCTGCTGTACAAACCGCTTTCAACGCCTTCATACCTGTCCAGCGTTGCAAGACAATCATCAGTGATCTCCCAGAACCCTACAGGCAGCAACTCGCCTTCTGCTGGTTCAATGTCAGCGACATTACGAAACACCAATCTCCAGTCATTTAAATAACCGCCGCCATAAGAAATAGCTTTTGGGCAACGAAAGTGCATTTGTGACACATTAAGATTAGATCCATAAGCGAAATACAGCATTAAAATTCTCCTTCTCTTAATACTTTGCCAATCAACTCATCAGCAAAATCTTCTGCATCCTGCTGGCTCATACCTTTTGACTTACAATAGTCTTGTGCTGCCGCCAACGCTTTACTAACGCCAGCAACAACTTCATCCATACAGTCAGCCTCGGGCTGAAACTCTTGCATATGGTTGTCGTCTGAGGCATCCCAATACTCAGCAAGGCGTTTGTAAAAAATATCAACAGTCATATCGACCTCCTTTTGTTAAGCATTTAACTTAATATAGCAATGATTGCACAAGATGTCAACAATAAAAAGAGGGGTGTACAGCACCCCCCTTCCAATACACCGTAATTTTATAAATCTTCTAGCACGTTCCTAGATGCCACATGGGTAGTATGTTTTGATACATATCCATCACGATCCAGATCGTCAGGAACATCATCAGCAAAAGCATCTTTTGCAAGCATTTCAGAATTTTTTTTCCATCCCTTTATATCAAGCTCGCGTTGTGCCTTATCGTGAGCTTCCAGACTTCCCCACGACCTTTCTTCTATGTTCTGGTATCTGTTTCTTGTTTTCGACATATCGCAACCCGTAAAATTGTTCGTGTTAGTCCCCGGCTAACTCTCCGCCGCAGGCAAGATATCCACAGCCATCCACCCAATTATCCTCGTGATTCGGGTTAGATGCTATCCGCGCAATCTTCAGCAGCGTCATCTTGACTGCTGTGTCCATTCCGATAGGCAGATCATCTGGCTTGATGCTGTCCCACAAATACCAAAAGCTTTCGATATTTTTAAAATTATCCTCCATGTCCCCATGATCTGCTGCGCGATCCTGTGTTACATAGCCCTTCGCTGTGTCCAATACTTCTGCTCTATTCATTAGTAACCACCTGTTTGCCGATCAATAATTTTTTTTATTTCATATGCCATTTCTGAAACTTTTAAATTTCCAGTATCAGTAAAGACTTCCGTGTAGGATTGCTTGTTGTAGAAAGCAATGTTTTTTGTCCAAATATAAACGTCTTCTCCATCATTATCTTTGTCTTCAATGTCACATATAGTCAGTTTTAAAAAAAACATCTCTCAATCCTTCTTATGTGCATGACACTGCCATGTCGTTCCATAATCACTACTGTACCAAGCCTGCTCGGAATCACAATACGAACAATTCTTCGTAATGTGCGTCATTTTTTGTTTTTTACGGGTGGCTTCAATTTGATCAGAAATCTCTTTCATCACCCTTTTCTTAAACGGGGTTGCATACTCCCCGAACAAATCCCCGATGTTAGACATTATCCCTCCCTGTTACTGCTTCGTATTCACCCCGAGCCATTGCTCCGTCAACTGCGCCAAGCCAAATCTTACCACCTGTTGCGGTCAACTGGAACTTATCAATACGCCTTGCCTGCTGCAATTCCCGAACATATCTTTCAAGAACAGTTTTGCTTAGACCTTGCAATACTTCAGGCGCGTCAGCATCTTCTACACGGCGAGACACTGCATTGTTACCACTCATGTGCGTCAGCGCAATACCGCGCCGCTCACAA